CTTTTTTGTTTTTTTCTGCCATATTAGCTCCTTTGTTAATTACTTTACTCTTTTTTTAAAATTTTGTCGACAATTTTAGTCGTTTCTTTTAATTATCACGCCACCTTGACCCATATCTTTGGCATTTGGCAACGTTTTTGACAAAATTGTTTTTTCAATCGATGTATCAGCTCTTAAATTTGCTAATTCTTCGTTCTGCTCTAGTTTTTCGTCTTGATTTTGTTGATTCATCATAGCTCTCATCTTATCAAGATTGATTCTCTCTTCACCTTCGTCTTTTTTACGTTGGTTTTCTTGTGCTTGAAGGTCTAACTCTCTTGCTCTTAGTTTAGCAATAGGGTCATTGTCAAATTGTGAAGTAATTTTCTTCTCTTCTTTAGTAAATTCTTCCATCATGTCAGCAATCAGTTGTGCTTTTCTTGCTTCAATCTTTTCAGATATCATTTTCATTTGCATTTGAACCTGAGGGTTTTGCATTGCTTGTGGATTTTGTTGCATTGCCATGATTTGCTGCATCTCTTGTCTAAATTCTACTTCGATTTGTTCTTGTGCCATTAAAGAAATATGTTCAAAACAGTTTTTCTCTAATGAAGCCATAATCATCGGATTATTTCTAGCCATGTTTGTTGCCATAAAATTTAAATGCGAAGTTATGTGTGCTCTATGGTCTTGACCAGGGAAAGCTTGGAATGGTTTCCCAGCGAGAGCATCAATATGTTCTAACGCTGGGTCCTTCGGTGTGGGAACTTGTGGTCGTTTTAAAAGTTTATCAATATCTTTAACGCCTAACGCTTCATACATATTTCTATACGCTTGATACAAATTATGAATTTGTGGATTAGATTGAGCCAGCTGCAGTTCCGACTGTGCGAGGGAAATACGCTGTGTCTGTGAGAAAATATTGGGATCCGCAACTGGCAATATATCTACTCTATCGTCAAAGTCAGTTTGTTTAATCATTCTTTGACCTCCAACAACATCGTAAGGATATTCTTGTGGTAGATATAACTTGAAAACTCTAGACATTAATTTGAATTCTTGTTTTAGGGCTGCATAAATTCTTTTGTGAATAGCAGACATTGTTCTGCTTCCTCTTTCCAACAAAGCTACTGTCGTACCCACTGCCGCTTGTTGATTACCCTCACCTACTTGCAAGTCTGCTATTGAAGCGAATCTTTGACCTGCTTGTACTACGACGCCCATAAGTGCTAAGAGTGTTTGCGATGGTTCTTTAAACGGAAGCATCATAAATGCATCTCTAATATTTCCGCCTGGTGCGTCTACGTCTCTAAATTCTCCAGGTTGTATAGATTGTGCATCATCTCTAATTCTGATTCCTCTTTGTTTAAATCCAGCAGGTAAATTAGATAATGTTCCTGCATCTAGTAGTTGTCTCAAAGCAGCTGTTGCTGTTCTTGATAAACCACCAATCATATGGATTAAACCAAAACCATAAAAACCTAAACCTGGTAAAAATTTGAAATGTACAAAATAATCTATTTTTTTCTTTAATGGATCACCGACTTCGTAGTTTCTTTTGATTGATAAAATTTCTCTTGAGTTTTCTTCTACAGTTACAACGTAAGGCATTTTAATTCCTGTTGGTTCACCGTCTTCACCCATGTCTTCAAAACCTTCAAGATCTAAATTTACGTGACACTCTAACAAATTAAAAATATCTTCTTCTCTACCTTTAGTTTGTCCTTCAAGTTCTCGTTCTTTTCTCTCTACTTCAGTTTCGTTCATTAAACCTGGTTTCAATTCTATGTCTCTATAGAAACCAGCAACTTGTTGTTTTCTTAATTCATTTTCAGAAATTTGTACTCGATGTATGATTGATTCCGCATCGTCTAATGAGGTAGCTGTATACGGAACAATCAAATCATCCGCAGGAACAAATTTAGAGCAAGCCATTGAAGTAGCTTCATCATAATATACTTTTTTAAAAGCAGATCCTGCCAACGGCAAATGAAATAACATTGAATCAAAATCTGGTTCATATTCTTTCATCTTTTCCATTATTTGGTAATTCATAAAATCTTTTACTCTTTGAGATTGTTGTTCTTTTTCTGGAGTAGGCACACCTAAAATTTGTGTTCTAACTGGACCTTCTGCTGGTAATAATTCTTTGTAAGCTAGTGCTTGAAACTGAGTTACAGCTTCAGCTAGTACAGGGTGAGTTGCGCCTGATGCACCTTGAAAAGGTTCTGTTCTTTGATCGTATTTAAATCCTAATAAATCTAAACCTTCTCTGTAAGATCTTTCCCAATCTTTTCTAGAATTTTTATAGTCTTGGTAATTTTGATAAAGTGTTGAACCTAATCTTCCTAATACGTCATCAGGTAAATGTTCAGCTAAATTGTCGTAATGATTTTCTCCGCCTTCGACAGATGCGATTGCAGGATCGTAATTAATATCTACAGAGCCATCTTCGTTTTCTGTAACTTCTACAGGATCACCTTGTTCGTTAACTTCTTGTTGCTTTTCTTGTTCAGCAACTTCAATTTCTTCAGGTGATGGAACTTTTAACTCTTGCTCTACGTTTGGTAGAGACTTGTCTATGTCTGCCATTTATTTTCTCCAGTTTCACAGGTTTAACAGTATTATAATCAATAAGCAACCCCTGAGACTCAGGTCCTGATTTAGGGGGTATTGTTTTGGTTAGTTTAGTCATCAGTAAAATCTGTTGGATCTATATCACCATAAGGGTCATTTATATCAGCCCTAAGACTTTCGTCTTTGCTTGCTCCTCTAGCATCAGCTTCATCTATTCTCCTTTGACCTATGGTATATTTTTCTTTATTAGTTCCTTTAGCAAAGCCCTCTAATTTTGTAGAACTACCTCCTAAAATATCATCGATTTCATCAACATTAACTCCATCTACATCATAGTCTTCTGGACTAATCATTCTGTATTCAGTATCTGTTGCCACAAAATCTCCCTTAGTTTTAACAGTCTTACCTGTGTTGTAATCTACAACTTCAACTCCTGGCGGTTCATAATCTATATAATATTCTTCGTTATAAGCATTTTTACCTTCAACTCTAATTGCTCCATTGTCTTGTTTAAGTAATTTAACATCAGGTAATTCTTTAACACTATATTCTGTAAGATCGGCGTCTATTTTATTACCAATACCTTTATTTATAAATCTATCTACAAAATTAGGAAACCAGTCTGGCATTTTTGTAGTTGTGTTAGATAATTTTTTTATAAGTGGAACAGCGGGTTTAAAAAATTTACCTAGAATAGGTAGTGATGCAATTCCTGCCATAACTTTCATAAAGGTTCTTCGTTTTGGATCATCAGGTCCATCAGCGAAACCTACTCTGCCTCCAGCGTTAAAAAATTTACTTACACCTTCGTTACCTAAAGCAATAAAATCTTTGTATCCAAGTTTGCCACCAGCTTCTAAATATCTTTTAAAAGCTTCTAATGATTCTTTGATGGCTAAATCTGTTCCGTCGGCATAACCTATTCTTCCGCCTTCGGCTGCTCCGACCATCATCTCATCATCTCTTGCTTGAGCTTCTATGTCTTCTTGTAATCTCTCTTCGTCGGTTAACTCTTGTCGTCTTTTTATTTCTTTATAAACATCGTAGCCTGCTCCTCCAGCTATGGTTGCTAATCCAACTGGTGTAAATGCTCTTACATATTTTCCAAAAGGATTTGCAGCAACTCTTCCAATTGTAGATAAAATACCTTTTCCTGCAGGTGCAAATGATCCAACAAATTCAGGTGCTAGCAACATTGAGCCAGCTGTTTTAATATTACCTTTTCTTAATTCATCAACTCCGAAGCCAGCGGCTATACTTGGTTGTCCTAAAATTTGTAAACTTTTTAAAAATGCTTTAGCCGCTTTTGATCCGCCAAGAAAACCTTTTTCATTTCCGCCGGGAAAATCTTTTAGCTGGCCATCCGGTTGCATGCCTGGTTTAAATTTAATATTTTCTTCTATTAATTTTTTAACATTAGTTTCTTTTGTTAAAGGTAAATCTGTCGACTCAAAATAAGGTTTTCCTTTTACATCTTTAATAGTCACATTAGATAAATAATTAGCATGCCTTTCATTAAAATTTGATTGTATATCTTGCATCTCTTCTAAAATTTTAGGTTTTTCTTGTTTAGAAGCTGCTTCGTATTTTCTAGCTTTTGCTAACATGGGTCTATCAAACTCATTAAGTTTAGCACCTTTATTAAAAGATTCTAGAGTAGGGTTTAATTTAATATAATTAATTTCATCAGCATAACCTGCATCAATAAAAGATTTAGGTATTTTATGGTCAAAATTTATATTTTCAGCTATATTTAATTTTGCTTTTGCTTCAGGTATATCTTTTTTATTAGCACTCTCTATAGCAGACAATGCTTCTGTAAATTGATTTTTATATTTTGGATCTACTAAATCTCTGAAAACTCTTAGTAAACTTGTGGTTTGAAGTCTTGGTTGTCTTAAAGCTGATATTTGTTTTGATAAATTATCTCCTAAATCTTTATATAATAATCTTGCAATAGGTCCTTTAATACTTTTTTCAACTCCAAATTTTTTAAATAGTTTATTATTTCTAATAGATTGTTTAATATTATATAGATCTTTGTTTGAAGGTTTATTTTTTGGAACTATATTTTTAAACTCATTTAAAAGTTTGTTTCTAACTGTTGGATTTAAATTATATATTGCTGTTTTAAATACAGCATCTACACTTCGTCTTGGAATACTTATGTCTTTAATTTTTGAGGTAACTTCAACTAGTTTTTTTGATCGACCACCTACAGTAAAACCTTCTCCTGTTCCAAACATTTCTGATTTAAAAGAATCACTAAATTGAACATTAAGGGATTTTTTATTTGAGTTTATTGCATCTAATAATAAATTGTTTTTTGGAAAAGTTCTTTTAAAAGCTTTTTTAAATTTTTCTGGATCATCATATCTTTTTGCATTTTTAGTTATCCAATCTTCTGCTTTTCTATAAAACTCTCTTTGTGGTTTTAATCTTGTTTCTGCGCCGGCAGTTTGTGAAATAGTTCTTTGTTCTAAATCAAGATAAGCTTTTCTATCATCTAATAAATCAAAAATATCCTCTGTGCTTAATCCTGATTTTTTTGAAAGATATTGAATATTATCTTCTCTTGTTAAAAAATAACTTAAATTCATTGTGTCTTGTTTAGGCATATTTGCTAAATGCAATATGTCATCTTCAGCATAAGCTTTTAACAAAAGGTCTGACATTCTATCTAAACCTGTTTTACTTCTAGTGCTATCTAATCCTCTAGGCCTAATTTTTGCTACACCTTTTTCTGCGAAGTTTTCTCTATTAATAAAATCTAGAGACGAGTCTTCGAGACGAGGACCTATCTTCTGCAGTGATTGTAATAATCTTTGCTTTCTATTCTGTTCTTGTAAATCTAAAAGTTCTTGTGGTTTTTCTTTAGGAAGACCGCTGTCTATAAACTGATCTACATTCATTTCCCATGTACTTGGATCACCAAAGTCAGCCATATTATAGTCCCATCAAATAGTTTAGTCCACCTTGAGCATTTAGTTTACGATCTTTCATTTCCATATTCTTAATCATTTGTTCCATCTCTAATACAGATTTTTCATCTACACTTCTTGGAACAGGATTACCTTTTGAAAAAGTATCATCAAAGTATTCAAATATATCAGAGGTTAGCCCCTCATTTAAATTTTTACCTTTATCAATTGCTTGATTAAAATTTAATTTAGTCTCCATCATATCTTTAAAATTTTTAACTTGTTCTAGTCTTTTGTCTAAAAATTCTTTAATTTCTTTTGGTGATAATCTGTCTCTAATTTCTTTAGGTAATGATTTTATATTCATTAGTTCTAATAGAGATGAAGGTTTAACTCCTCTTTCTTTAGCTAGGTTTTGAAGCATAAGTTTAAAAACACCTCCTCCTGCTAACATACCTATTCGACCACCTTCAGCATTATCTGTTCTAGTTTTTGAATTAATCTTATCAGTCATACCTTCTAATTCTTCATAACCTTCAGGGTCATTTCTTTTCATAAAGTTTGCAAATTCTTCAGCTACCTCATCATTAGAAATATCTATACTTCCTGTATCTTCAATACTTTTTAAAGTTTTTGTAGGTTGAGGAATATTGTCAGCTGTTGTAACAGTGCCTTTACCTTTTTGATTTACAGACTTCATAAGTTTTTTTGCATTAAATGTTTGTTTTGTTAAAGCATCATAAGCTCTGCCATAAAGATCATTGATATCAAATCCATCAACAGCATCTCTATCTATATCAAGATTTTCCATTATCTCATCAACCATTACATCAGCATCATACCTTGCATCGCCAGTAGGAAAAATATTATCAAGAGATCTTTTAATTTCTTTAGCCACATTAGTTCCTTGTTTTCTTAAAAGATTAATAAGTTTTAATCCTGTGCCATAGGCATAACCTGGTCTCCCGCCGTCCGCTAATGCATCAGGATCACCGTCATAGTCTTTTAATTTTGTTCCTAGATCATCATCAAGTAATTCAATCGTATCATCTTTTACCAAAAAGTTATCTGCAGCATCAACTGGATTTAAAGACTCATCAATAATACCATCTAACATTTCTAATTTTTTATTATCTCGTTTGTAATATTTATCAAACAATACTAGTGGATCCATATTTGGATCTGCATTCTTATCTAAATCTTTCATATCCTCTAAAGATACTTCAACTTCTCTTGGTAATTTAATTCTGTTATCTCTTAAAAGTATTTGTCTCATAGCTGCTCTACGTTTACCTTCTATGGCCGTGCTATAAGATTTAGCTGCAATATCTTGAGCTGCTTTTCCCATTCCTTTAAATTGTTGATTTATTTTATTTCTACTAGTTAAAATTTTACCCATCGGACTATCGGGAGCAACCTCTGGAGGTAAACCCATATCTTCTTTTAAAGTCATTATACCTTGATCATCTAATTTTTGTTTTGTTTCAAACCCAAACATTTCTGCCTCAGGTTTTGGTTCCATAGCTTTTTGCATACCTGGAGTTGTGCCTGTCTGCTTATTCTTAGCTTCTAAAAGTCTTTTGGCATTGTCTTCAAAGTTTGCAAGTTCTTGTGCATTCTTATTATTTAAAGCATAAGGCCCATACTCATCTATTTTCTTTTCAATAATTTCTACTACTTCAGGATCATCATAAGCTGAATCAGAATATCTTTTGAAAGGACTGCTTTTATCCATCTTAATAGGTTTAACAACATTGGTTCTTGTACCCATAATCTTGTTCAAGTAACTCTTGCCAAACAGTTTTGCTAATAATTGTAATAGTCCCATTAATAATAATTCCTTTTCCTTTGAGGTAAGACCTCATCTTTTTCATCGTCAGGGTGTAATACAAAGCCACCTTGCCTAAACCGCATGATCGCTTGTGTTGTTGAATCTACAAGGTCGTCATGGTCGCCAAACGGGAATGCCGCACACTCTTCAATCACTTCTTCAGCGAATTCTTGTTCGGGAGCCCATATCATACCAGATTCAAACAAAGGTGCAACTGAATTTACTCTAGTATGCTTATCGTTTCCTTTAGACGGCGAGTAGTTGACGACGGGTATTCCCATCTTTCTAAGCTCATCGGTTAAAGGTTGACCTGACGCTTTAGCCTCAACAATGACTGTATCAGGATCCCAATACTTAAATTGTTCCATAGCCACTTGCTTCAGCTCTGGAAAATCATATCTGCCTTTCTTGGCATCTAACAACATCAAACTAGCTGGTGCATCATCATTTAAATAAAACACACCCCATGTTGTAATAGCTGAATAGTCGGCATTTTCTTTTTTAGAAAAAGCTGTATCGTAAGATTGTATCACGTGCTTTAATGCAGGTATCCAATCCTTCTCCCATATCTGCCACCATTCTCTTTTGATGATTGCTCCTTCTTCTGAAGTTGGATTCTGCATATACTGTGCATTCCATTTTTGTAAACTCACTGATGCCTTCACACCTTCTAATTCTTCTAACTTCCAATACTCTGGCCATAAAGGTTTGTTGCTAGGTAAGATAGCTGGAAACTCTACAACATCCCACTGATCAGCTTTAGCCTCTCGCTGCGCGCCAAGTAATCTCCCTGTAAGATCCTTTGTGTTCCATCTTGTCATAACTAAAATAATTGCACCACCTGGCTGGAGACGTTGACGAGGACCTGATGTATACCATTCGTAAGCTCGATCCATGGCTTCTTTGTTCATTGCATCTTGCTCTGAATGCGGGTCATCGATGATAAGTAAATCTGCACCCCGTCCCGTAATAGCTGAACCAACACCAGCTGCGTAATACTCGCCGCCACCTTCTGTTTCCCATTTACCTGCGGCTTGCGAATCTTCTCTGAGTCTAGTTTTAAATACCGATTGATATTCTTCTGAATCGATTAGTGCTTTTGCTTTACGCCCGAATCTAACGGATAGCTCTGTGGTATTAGTTGACTGGATTATTTTTAACTTGGGATTTCTACCCACCATCCAAGCGGGCAGCAGGAAGCTAGCGAACTCAGACTTTGTATGTCTGGGTGGCATATTAATAATTAATCTTTTTAATTTGCCTTCAGCCAGCTGATTAAATTTTTCAGCAACAATCTTGTGATGTGATCCTTCAATAAATTCAGGCCATACATGTTTTACAAAAGCCATGAAGTCAGAATGTATTTTGCCTTCTTTTCTTTTCTCTTGGTATTGTAAAAAGGTTTTCATGAAATCCTTACGGACATCAGGAGGTAATTTTTTTATTTTATCAATATCTATTTTCATTTCGAAAAATTTTTCTGCAAAATTTTTTAGGATTAATTTTGTAACCTAACAAGTATTTACTGTATATGAATATACAAGACTTAGCAATATATGCCACCTATTGGGACCCCTTATATACTATATATAAATTAATCTTATTATAAGAAAAGAAATTTGCAAGTGGCTTGGTACCTCTATTGATGGCGCGGAGCGCCGGAGGCGCGAAGCGCGGCGCCCGTTAGGGCGCCCCGTTATATGGTTGTTAGTCTAGTAAAACCATGTAGGCTTTAGCATTGTGTTGTCTAAACCAGTCCAAGTGTTCTCTGACTTTGTCCCAGTGTTTAGAGATACCTGTGTCGTCCATGTCTTTGTCTTCTTGAGTAGCGAGTGCCTCATGATAAAAGATTGCATCATGTTTATTCGCCTCCTCTTCTGTTAGTTCAATAGACTCACCTGTGAATCTATTGCGTCTCGTGTAATCGTGATTTGTTATAGACATATTTCCTTTCTGTTTATATGGGATATTATACTATAATTATTCTGCTGTGTCAACCCCTCTTTCTTTTATTGGTACATCATAATAAGTATGACCATATGCTGTTTCGTGTTTAGTTTTTACAGGGTCCTCGATCGGTGTTTCGAGTGGTGTGTGTCGTGGTGCGATTGCAATGCATTGTTGAGCATACTTTATAAAGAAATCATTCCAACAGCCTGTGCTACAAAAATACTGATAGCCATTATCTCTATTCCATTCCGTTGTTTTTACTTTCTTTGTTCTTAAAACTTTAGAACCCTTGCTACCTCTTATCCGGTCCTGTGTGTGAGATTTGTGACACGACGGACCATGGCACCATTTAAATTCGCTCATGATGACCTATACCCCTCTATTCCCATAATAACTATTGCTACTATGAAAATTATAGAAAGCCCAACAGGGCTTTCTATAAATATTAAATTAAGTAATTCAATCATATTCTAATCTTCGCCTCGCCTGTTGCCATTCTCCACCCGTCTGCGTCCAAGTCCCAATAGACTAAACAAGGGTTGCCATTTTTAGATACAAATGATTTGCCCTCGGTTCCGTCAGGTTTGTTGTATTGACCTTTTCTAGTTATAAACTTCTTATGCTTTCTAGCAAAGTAAGTTATGTGAAATGTTTCGTTTTGCATATTTTCC